ATGATACCTGTTACTCCATTTAAGTAACATCTTTATACTTCGCATTTAATACATTTAGAATGTATTTTACAGTAATCTCCATTATTTTTTTTCTTAGAACACTGCATCCCTTTATTTTTACCTTTAGAAAGTATAGTACAGCATTTATCTGGATTTAAATATTTTTTAAGTGAAGATAATTTTTCATTTTTTACATAAGAAATAAATTCTTTATATTCCCTATGAATATATTCAGAAGGTATAATCTTTTCTGGTAATTCTAAATATCCACCATCTAATCTACAATATGGACATTCCCTTATTTTATTATACCATTTACCATTATGTTTATTTTTTACATTATTTTTATAAGTTTCAAATATACACATATAATGAAATTTATGACCACATTTTAAAGTTATAAGTCTTTCATCATTATCATCATAGCATATTGGACAACAATCATTATTTATTTTATCCAGTACAATCATTATCTTATTATAATAAAAAAATTGATTAATCTTTAAATCAATACGATATATATATCCAAAAAAATTAGTAGTTATTATTAATGTCTGTAAAAAAAGCAAAGGATATTGATATTAATAATATAAAATTCAAAAAACACTTTAAAACTATCGATAATAATTATCAGATAGATATTAAATATAGATGTAATGACCAATTGGTCCCATTAATAATACAAACACCTAAATTATATATACCATTTGGAATAACCAAATATAATAATTATTGGTATATTGATATGTCACTATTTAATAACGAAACTGAAGAATTTATATTATTTTATAAATTTATTAAAAAAATTATTAAAATTGTAAAATTATATTCTAAAAAATACGATATTATTACAAAATCTCATAAATACATAGATATTATCAAACCTAAAAAAGATATTTATCCAGAAAGAATTAAATTCAAGTATTTAAATGAGGTAACATCCATTTTTAACATTAATAAAGATAAACTACCCGAAGACTCTATTACAAAAAAAATTTACGCAAAATCAATAATCCATATATCAAATTTATGGATTAATGAAAAATTTTGGGGTATTAATATTAATGTATTACAACTGTGCATTGATCCAATTATTAATTTAAAAGAATTCTCATTTATAGACGATGTACCGGATAATAATAAAGAAAAATATAGTAAATATTTTAAGTTATTATCCATGGGTGTTCCAAAAGATGCAGTTAAACAGAAATTAATTTTGGATAATTTAGACCCAAATATTATTGATGAAACTAAACAGTCTATTAAAACTATACCGTTATCTTTACCTTTAATTAATTTAAAACCTAAATTATTTAACCAAAATATATTAGGTGATATTAAATCTGGATTTAATTTAAAAAAAACAAAAATAAATAAAAAGCAAAAAAATCCTATTAGTTCACATCTAAATCCTATAAATTTAAAAGATATTTTGGACACTAGAAATAAACTTAAAAAAACTAAACAAAATTAGAACATGTTTAATTTTTTATTTTTATATATTACTATTATATAATGGGAGGTGCATTACTTCAATTAGTTGCATTAGGTTCTCAAGATAACTATTTAGTTGGCAATCCAAAAATATCATTTTTTAAATCGGTTTACAAACACCACACTAACTTTGCTATAGAATCTAAAGCACAAATATTTAAGGAAAATGTTACATTTGGGAAAAAAATTTCATGTACTATAGAACGTTCTGGCGATTTAATAAGTAAAATGATGTTAGAAATAAAACTACCTGCTATTGGTACTTCATCCAATATTAGCTGGATTAATAGTATTGGACATCATATTATCGAATATATAGAAATAGAAATTGGTGGTTTAGTAATCGACAAACATTATGGTAGTTGGATGGAGATATATAGCGAATTTTGTATACCAGAATCTTTACAACTTGGATACTATAAAATGATTGGTAAAACCGATGTATTCACTAATGTTAGTCAAAAAAATAGTATGAAATTATATATACCATTACAATTTTGGTTTTGTAAAAATATAGGTAATGCTCTACCATTGATTGCATTACAATATCATGATGTTAAAATTAATCTAAAATTAAGAGATTTCTCAGAATGTTGGTATTCTGGTTCGAGTGATGGAGTCATGGGATCAAACGTTCCAAATGAATTACAGATATCATCATGTCAATTGTTTACTGACTATGTATTTTTAGATATGGATGAAAGACGTAAATTTGCACAAAGTAGTCATGAATATCTAATAGAACAATTACAAGTAAATATCTTAAATAATGTTTCTGAAAAAAAAAAGTTAGAAAATGTATGTCTAACATTTAATCATCCGATTAAAGAGTTGTATTGGACTTTGCAGCTTAATTCTATTAATAAAATAAATGATTGGAATAATTTTAGTAATACTGTCAAAGACGATTCGTATTCAACAGACCAAGAAGAATCACTTAAGTCTGTAGTACTTTCTATAAATGGGCAAGAAAGATTCCAAGAACGCGACGCAGAGTATTTTAGATTAGTACAACCTTTTTATCATCATTCCAGAGTACCTAAATCATTTATTTATTCGTATTCATTTTCTATTAATCCAGAATCTACACAACCGTCAGGGTCTTTAAATTTTAGTAGAATAGACAATGCCCACTTAACTCTGAAATGTGTAGATAATATAAAAGCTAGCAATGTTAATGTCTACGCTATAAACTATAATATTTTAAAGATAATGTCTGGTATGGGTGGTTTACTATTTAGTAATTAAGCATTTATTTCAGATTTTGAGATTATAATCCAATTCATATAGCTTGTTTCTAGATTGCCATATGCCAATAATGTTAATGATTCATATTTTTTTAATGTAAATAATTCACTATTATCTATCGCATCTTGCCAATTAGTGTATAACTCCTTTTCTCCGATATTTACCGTAAATAAGTTTCCATCAATATAATATTTACCGATTTCACCGGTTGTTTTTATATAATTATCGGATTCACTTCTATTAATAATATAATATATTCGCCCAATATTATCAGTGTCAATAGTTGGTAAATTTATTATATTAGACTTTCCCTCCAATATAACCATTGTCTCTTCAGTATTAATGTTATAAATATTATATTCAATATTATTACTATTAATACTAATATTATCATATTGTATTCCAGTTAAACTTAAATTACCATTATCTAAAGTCATATCATCTAAAATAATTTTGTTATTGTTAGATTTAATTTCTAAAGACCCATTTTTATCTTGAATTGTATGTATATTATTACCATTTATCAATGATAATTTACCATATATATTTAATTCTCCGTCATTAGAATCGTCTGGTATTTTACCTTCTAACAGTATTTTACTATTATTGCCGATAATTAACTTATTATTAGCGGTTACATTATTGCCAATATTATTACCAATAAATATATTGTTATTATTGTTATTAATAGTATCAGTAACGCCAGTATTATATCCAATTAAGACATTATTTTTACCGTTGCAGTTAACTCCTGTATTATAACCTATAAATACATTATTGTCACCTAATGTATTATTTTTACCACTACTATGACCCAAAAAAGTATTATAACTGCCTTCTGAGTTTTGTCCAGAATTATTACCTAAATAAGTATTATAACTTCCAGAAGTATTATTTTTACCAGAATCCATACCTAAAAAGGAGTTATATTTTCCAATTGAATTATTAATACCAGAATTATTACCTAAAAAAATATTATTATTACCATTTGTGTTTAGTTTTCCTGTATTATGTCCTAAAAATATATTACTATTTCCTGAATTAGAAATTCCTGTATTATTTCCAATAAATACACATTCAACACCGTTATTTTGATTACCAGATAATTCGCCGATAAGAATATTAGATGGTATGATACTAGTTATAGATGAATAATTTAATAAATTATTTTCACCCGCTTTATATCCTAAACAAATATGATAATCACCTTTTGAATTCTTTCCAGATTCATACCCCATAAAAATATTATTATTATATGAATTAGTATTTTCTCCAGATTTATATCCAATAAATAAATTTTTAGTACCACCATTATTATTATAACCACTATAATAACCTAAAAATACATTATCGTCTCCATAATTATAATATCCAGAATTATATCCCACAAATGTGTTGTTAGATATAGTTTTATTAAGTTCTGTAGTAAAACCAGAATTAATACCTATATATGTAGCGTTTTTGTGTATACTATTAATTCCTGTATTGCTACCTATCATAATATTATTTGATTCAGTATTATTCATACCAGAATTTTCACCTATATAAATATTTTTTGTTCCATTAGCATATCTACCACTAGAATTACCAATACAAATATTGTTACCTAAATTAATATTATTACCTACATTTGAACCTAATAAAATATTACTATTTCCAATATTATTTCCAGAATTGTTCCCTATAACTATATTATCATTTGTATCTAGTACATCCCTAATGTTATCAGTACCTATAATAATATTGTTAAGTCCTTTCTTTAATTTATTAGCAGTATTATAACCCATAAATATATTATTTTGACATATATCATTTGATAAATTACATATATTATTACCTAAAATTATATTATTCTTAATATCTGGTAATAATTGTTTACTTAAATTATTTCCTAAAATTATATTATTAGTGTTGCTAAACTGATTATTGACATTAATCCAATTTGTTCCATCATACAATTCTAATAAAGAAGTGTGTTTATTATATCGAATTGTACCTAAAATCTCTGATTCTGTGTATCCTATTGTTAATCCGCCATCACCTACAATTAATGATTTAAGATTTAATGATTCTTTCATACTCATACTATTATTTAATATTATTTCTTATTTAAATAATTACTTAATAGAATATTAAATATTAATATTTTATTATATTATGAATATCTTAAGACTTACAAAAGAAGAACGTTTCAAATATATTGATACATTTTTTATTAAAAATAAAGAAATAAAACCAGTTACTAATAGTATTGCTATATTTATGATGGGACTTCCTGCAAGTGGTAAATCATATATAAAAAAAAATAAACTAGAAGATTTTGTACAAAGTCATATTAGTAAAGATATTAACATTAATACATTTATTAATATAGACCCAGATGAATTTATGGAGGGTATACGTGGTTATTCTCACGAAAAGGTATCCAGGTATCATCTTGAAGGAGTTATTTTGTCAAATCTTGCTGTAGATAAAATATACGAAAATGCGAGCAAAAAAAAAAATTTTAATTTTATATATGATGCTACTGGACGCGATTGGACAGGTTACCGAAAAAATATTAATAAAGCAAAAAAGTTAGGATTTACAACAATTTTAGTTTATGTATTAGCAAAAAAGGAATTAGTGAAAAAATGTGCTGCGAAAAGGAGTAGAAAGGTACCATCGGAAGTAATTAATAATATAGATACTAGATTACAGAATTTACGAAGTAATCCTAAAGCACCAAAAAAAATAAAAAATAGAGAAGACTCTAAAAGCCGCAGTGTATTTGCAGTATTGTCAGAAATTGTGGATATAGCGCATATATTTCACAATACACCAATATGCTCTGAAAAACCCTAAATTTAAAATATTAACTTATAATAATGAAAAGAAAATCTAATAAAAAAATTTTTAATTTTAATGGTGGGTCATCTAGTAATTCTATAATAAACCATCCTAAAATTAATTTAAATAAATACAAATATGCATACCATATAACTAATAAGGATTTTTTGTGGGAGTTAGGGGATATAGATAAAGACATATTTTTAACAGTATCTAAAACAAAAAAGAATATAAATAAGGTAACTAGTGAAGAAGACACCTATTTAGGATATCATAGTACAGGATTCATTTATAGAAAAATAACATATTTGATAGACTTTAGCCAACTTAATATAGGTAAATTGGATAAAATTACTTTAGAATTAGATAAAATTAGAGACTATGGTATAGATTTAGGTAGTTATACGGGTGGTCGTGGGTCAGTTTTTGATAGATACAGTGGTAAAACTAAAAAACAGATTCATGATTTATATTTTCCAAAAATAAGTGCTAGTGAACCACCAGAATCTGGCGATAAGTCATATGATGGATATTTTGATTCTGAAAATGAGATTGTATTTTTAAAAATTACTTCTAAAAATAAACAAAAAATTAATAATGCTATAAAAATGTATTATGTTCATTATACGGATGAATGTTATGATAGATTAGTAGAAGAACGTAATTTTTATCAAGAAATAATTAAATCACCAGATATTAAGTCATTAACAAAACCAGAATTTAAAAAAATAGTTAAAGAATTAAGAAAAGAAGAACCCTGTTTAAAAAGATATTTTATAGTTAATAAAGATTTATTATTAAAAATAAATTCCATAATAAGTAGTTAAGTCATATTAAATAAAATAATATTTAATTATAAATTAATTATAATATTATTTACATAGACTGAATAAATTTATCACATACAAATTCTTTTCCTAACACCTAGCGCTGTTTCCTTTTGGTTTTGTGTTGGAGTGCCTGGCACTGGCATAATGGGTTCAGAGTTGGCTCCTTGGTTCGCGGCTTTAGCCTGGGCGTTAGTATCGATTGTTAAACCACAATATATAGGCAAATGGTCGTTACCTGTGACAGGTAATGATACGTATTCTTGACTGGTAAGACCACCATAACTAGTATAAAAAATTCTATCCGCATATCCTGGTAATCTTGTATATGCCACAATTTTGGTTTTTTTTTTTCTTAAAAATGTAGATGTTACATCCTTTGTAGGTATGTCAATATCACCTTTTAGTAAACTAAATAGACCAGTAAACTCATCTCTTTTATATGTTGGTAAAAAATTTATTTTATGTTCTGAAAATCCTTTAAAAACCGCACCATCATTACCACATGGTGAATTTCCTATATAATCGTGTTCTAAAAGTAATTCTATAATATCATTAGGGTTAGAGGATGGCATTACCCATGTTTTGCATTTGTTTTTTTTTGTTGGGGTAAGAGCAAAGTTCACGGTATCACTAGGGTCATATAAACAGGTAGGAACCTTAGTCTCTTCGGTCATTCCAAAATTTTCCCCGTCGTCCGTGCCGGCAGGGCCTTGTGTATGTAATAGTGACAAAGCATCAGATAAATTACAATAATCACTATTACCACCATATTGCTTATATTTTGTTTTTCTAACCCTTTTTTTTTTATTCCTGCATTTTCT